TACCTTACTATCATTTTCAAATGACATCATTATTTGAGCAATATCTTTATGGACCAATTTATAATTATGAATTAATAGAAGGAAAAAAATACAAAGTAAAAAAAAGCGATGGAGTTTTTGATAAAAAAAAATATATAATAAGAATACTACAAAGGGTAAGTGAATATGGGAAATGGATAAATAAATTCATAGGTTGGCCAGGACTAGAAGACCAATTTGATATGGCTGGATTCAATATGGCCCAACACATATTAGGTAGAGATCAAGAAACTAAAATAGCAAACGGTACTATAATATCTGAACAAGATATTCATCCGAATGCAAAAGGACATAAATTAATTGCTACATTTTTAGCAAATTATATAGAGGAGAAAAAATGAATATTTTTAGAAAATTAAAAAATTTATTCTTTTCAAATGCTTTAGTATTAACAAATGAAGTTAAGAAAATTGATATTAAAGGTTTAGCAAAGAAGTCTAAAATAGAGTTAGAGAAGATAGGTAGAAAAATTGGTATTGAATTAGATAGAAGATTTACCAAAGATAAACTTATCAAGTTAATCAAAAAACAAAATAAAAAATTATAATATTGAGGAATATATAATGTCTATAACTTATGATGATAAAGAAATTGAGTTTTTTAACTTTCCAATAAAGCAAGTCATACTAGCCTTATCAGGCGGAACGGATTCAGCTGCTATTCTTTATTTAATATGTAAAAAATTTCCAGAAATAGAAATTATACCATATAATTGTCAAGATGTTAATAATCCATATGACATACAGGCAGCCGAAAAAATTATAGAAATTGTTAAAGGTAAGTTTCCTAATAATAATATTAGAGATTTGGTAAGAGGAACTTATAATGATGGTGACGATTCACTCTTTCCAGAGGCAATAGAAGCCATTAAAAGAAGGCCAGAATGGTCTACCGAACAAGATAAAGCAGATGGTACAAAGTCTGAACATTTAGCTTTATTAAAAAAATATTGTCCTAGTAGACATACTTTAGAGTATTATATTGAATATTTTAACCGGAAGAATGTATTATTAACACTTACCATTTTAAATAGAGTGACAAAAACTTTATTTTTAAATAAATTAAAAGATGAATTACGTGTCAAATATATTGATGGTCCGTTGGACAACAGGCTCCTGGTGGCTCCTGACTCATACCATGTAAATGGTATGACCAATAATCCACCAATAGAAGTACAAAAAAAATATCCTGTAATGCTTCAATGGGCTGAAACAAGAAGAAACCCTAGTGATAAAATTAGAAACACAAGAGATTATAGGACGTATTATCCTTTTGCTAATGTTGATAAAAAGTTTATAGCAGCTATATTTAAGGATGAAAAATTAATGGAGACTATATTTCCTCTCACAAGATCATGTGTAGGTATAGCAGAATTAACTGATAACTATACGAAAGAATGCCACCAATGTTTTTGGTGTTATGAAAAAAAATGGGCGTTTGATTTAAAATGGTAATAAATATTAATAATGAAGTTTGATCTTACATATGCACAAAAAAACTATTTAGCGGTAGATTTCTTTCTATCAATGTCTTGTAATAAAGACTGCCACTATTGTACAAGTTATACTTTAGAAATGAGAAACTTGACAGTAGATTTAAATTTTTTAAGAAAATGTTTAGAGGCTTTAAAACCTTATAAAACTAGGATATGTTTACTTGGTGGAGAACCAGGTTTAATTAAGAACTTACGTGAAGTTATATCAATGATAAAAGAATATCCTAATTTTATTTGTCAAGTTTTATCTAACTCTTTTATAAGAAAAAGGTATCCTGAAATACTAGAAGATCCAGAAATATTATATGTAGAACACTTAACATTAGATTTTTATCCAGATGAAATAAAAAAATTAGGTAACTATGAATATTTAGAGCCAAATGAAATGAATAACTACAACGTAGTACTTAAAACACCTAATTACTTTAAATATATAGCAAACTATCCAAAATTTAAAAAGAAATTAGCCCATAAAAATACTATGTTCAAAGCATTTAATGGTAGAACACCATCTAAAGGTGACGTAGAAGAAGTACACCAACAGGCGGCTGAAATAGACCGTAAAATGTGTGCCGCTTTTCCAATGGTGCCTGTTATTGATTTTGAGAAAAGACACATAGTACACTGTAGTAAAAAATTTGCAAATAACACCGAATTGTCTAGGTCTTTCCCTATAACAAAAGAAAATATTGATAAGATGATGAATTTTCAATTATTTAAATACGAAAAGTATTGTGTAACATGTAAGGAGTATGTACAACCAAAGGGACACTTCCCTATTGAGAAGTACGCTAATATATTAAATAGATAAGGAGTAAATTATGAATGAAACAGATGATCCAGATTTAAGAGTGCCTAAACCCGCTGTTGACGCACAACTTAATGCTACACTAGACGATATTACAGACCACCAAGAAACTCGTTTAGAGTATATTAATCATATTACAGAGAAACTTAAAACTTGTTATGATCCTGAAATTGATACAGACATTTATACACTTGGACTTATATATGATGTTAAGGTTACCTCTGAAAGATACGTATTTGTATTAATGAGTTTAACGTCTGCTTTTTGTCCAGCAGTAGATGAAATAGTTAATGGAGTTAAAATGGCAGTTGATAGTATTCCAGGACTAAAATGTACTGTTAGAATTACAATGACACCTATGTGGTCTAGAGATATGATTGATCCCGAAATAAGAGAAGTAATGGGACTGTAATAAATAAGTATGAGGAGAACATTATGAAAATTTACGCTGTTGCTATAAACTTACACGACCATAACACCTATGACGGTGTTTATCATAATCAATTAGAAAGACACACAAGATTTAAACATAACTTACCATACAAAGCAGAAGCTTATAATCATCAATCAGATATATTAAATCCTGGTGATTATACTTTAAATGATAAATTTGTAGCAGAGCATGTTAAAAAAGAACCTGATACACTTTTCGCATTTACATATACTTATGGTGGTATAAGAAAAGCAAAAAAAGAATTATGGAATACTATATTTAAAGGTCACGATGAAATTTTAGATTATGAAGTTAAAACATTATGGCAAAGACACTATAAAGATGGCATTTATTATATTGACCATCATCAATCACATGCCGCTTATGCATTTTTAAATTCAGGTTATAAACAAAGTGATATACTTGCAATAGATGGTATTGGCTCAAGATATAGATGTGTATTCTTTGACAGAGACGGCAACGCAACTGATTTATCATCAAAACTTCCTATTGGGTGGTTATGGAATCATATGTCTAACTTGACAGGATTTGGAACATTAGGTGCAAGTAAACTTATGGGTAAAGTTGGTTATGGAAAACATAGTGACTATTACTATAATGTATTATCTCAAATTTTAGAAGGACCTATATTAGAAAGAAAATATCCAGAATGGAAACAAATTAAAATTTCTACACATGGTATAGATGACCTAGCATACACACTACAAGAAATTACAATGGAAAAAATTAAAGAACATATCTATCCATTAAAAACATCCGATAATCTTTGTCTTGCTGGTGGTGTTGCTTACAATGGTTATGTAAATGAAATGTTTACCGAAAAATGGGATAATGTTTTTATTCCACCTGCAATTGGTGATGAAGGCCAAGCTATTGGTACTTATCAACATGCTGAATATACAATAAACAATAGAGTACACAAGTCTAACGTATATGCCGGCAAATCATACGAGTATATAGGCGAAAAAAAATTAACGTCTTATAAAGAAATAGCACAAGAAATCGCCGATGGTAAGATAGTAGGTTGGTTTCAAGGTAAATCAGAAAGTGGTAACAGAGCATTAGGTAATAGAAGTATATTAGCTGATCCTAGAAATCCAGAAATAAAAGATATTATCAATAGTACAATAAAAATGAGAGAAGATTTTAGACCATTCGCTCCAGCAGTTTTAGAAGAACATTATAAAGAATATTTTGAGACAAATAGTCCTAGTCCTTATATGTCAAGAATATGTAAAGTAAAAAAAGATAAAAAATCAGTAGTACCTGGAATTACTCACGTTGATGGTACTGCTAGAATACAGACAGTTAACAAAGAAGATAATAATAAATTTTATGAACTTATACGAGAGTTTGGTGTTATCACTGGTGTTCCTATGTTGCTTAATACAAGTTTCAATTGTCAAGAGCCTATAGTAGAAACACCTCAAAATGCATTAAGAACTTTTAAAAGAACAGGATTAGATATATTAATTATTAATGATTATGTGGTAAGAAAATGATTTATAAAAATAAATTTGGTGAAATTGATATATTAAATTCAAAATATAATTTTAATAATAAAACTATAGCCATATCTATGTCTGGCGGATGTGATAGCACTATGTTATGTTATTTGCTTGCAAAAACTATACAAAAGGAAAAATTAAATATTATTATACAACCATATAATGGTTACGATATTGATATACCACACGATTCTGAAAATGTGCCAAACATTATAAAATATATGCAAAATAAATTTCCAGGTGTAATAAGATGGCCAATAGGGGTGGTTTATAAAACTTTAAGTAATGAAAAAACTGTTCTAGGTACAGGTACAGGAGATAGTATAGTATTTGAAGATGAGATAATTAGACAAGATTTGCCATTTAAAGGAAATAAAATTCTTTTTGAATCAGATAAAGATAAAAATAATTGGATCCGCCCATTAAGAGATTTAATTGAAAAAAAAGTAGTTGATAATATAGTAATTGTAGCACTTTCACAAGGTCCTCCTTTAAAAGTACAACTAGATATGATAAAAAAATACAATATGGTAGGTCCAAAATTAATACAAAGAATAGAAGGATATTTAGATAAAGAAGATTTAAATGAAATCCAACAATTGAAGCAGAGCTCTAATCTTGTAAATAATGCACCATTTAAATTTATTGATAAACGATTTATAATACAATGTTATAAAGATTTTAAAATGATGGATGTTTTAAATGAAATGACCGAATCGTGTACAAAACCTGGTGGAAAATGTGGAACCTGTTGGTGGTGTAGAGAAAGAGAATGGGCAATGGAAGAAGTATGTTAGATTTAAATTTATTAAAAAATATAATGAGTGAGATTAGAGAGAATGATGATCTATTAGATTCGTTAAGTCCTAATCAATTCGCTACTAAACTAAAACTTGTTGAACATGTAGACAAATTAGATTTTTTAAATAAAGATTCAAAAATAGTTATATTTGGTAGTTGGTATGGCAGTATATTAATACCTGCTTTTTATCATAAAGTAAAACAAATAGTATGTGTTGATACAGACGCACAAGTAATTAGTAGATCAAAGTATAGAATATTTCCAGAATGGAATATTGATTGGATAACAGGTGATGTATTTGAAAAGTATAGAGATCAATACGATGGTGTTGATTTGTTTATTAATACATCTTGCGAACATATGAAACCTATGAAAGAATGGGGACCGGCACCAATAATGAAAAATCCTTGGTGGGGTAGAACTTCACCTACACACTTTGCTTTTACATCAAACAACATGTTTGATATTGAAGGCCATATTAATTGTGTAGATACAATAGAAAATTTTAAGAAACAATTGCCTAGTAATGCAACTGTATTATCAGAGGAAAAGGTAACAGATTATAGAGGTACAAGATTTATTATAGTAGGAAAAATGGAAGGAAAACCTGATCCGATTATGTCATGGGAAGAAGCTAAGAAAATAAAATAATGAAATTATTTGATAATGAAACTAAAAAAAGAGTTATATTCTCCTTGTATATTAATATACCTAAAGAGGAGTTAGACTTATTTGATAAACATATAAAGAAACCAGAAACAGAGTTTACAAATATTAATACTAAAAATGAATTTGAAACTCATTACCAAAGACTAATAGATTGTAAAAAAGAATATGCTGATAAAATAGGCGTAGACTTTTTTATGCATGAAGAATATAAAGAATATTACGATCACTTTCAAAAAAACTATCCAGAAATTACAAGTTATAATATAGTTAACTTTTTTAAAATACATTTACTATATGAGTATAGTAAAAAATATGATGAAGTATTATACCTAGACTTTGATGTTGTTCCTAATACAGACGAAAACTTTTTTGACCATTGGGATTTATCAAAAGGTGTTTGTGTTTTAAATAATAATGAAAGAGTATCTCCTATTCAAAAGATTACAGAAAGAACACAAACAATAAGAAGTCCAAACGCAAAATTTTATAATGCTCAAGCTATGTTAATAGAAAAAGGTTTAAGTCCTGAAAATGATGTTATTAATACAGGTATAATAGGTATTGATAAAGAACATTTAGATCAATTAGAATATTTTACAAATTTTAAAGAAACTCTTAATGAAATGACAAGTCTTATAGGTGTATATGATATATTTCCTAAAAAGATTGCTGATTTCTTTGGTTATGATAATGAAACAATATTTGCTGTGAAACTAAAAGAAAAGAAAGTACCAGTACAATGGTTAGATAAAGATTGGCACTATTTCTTTGATACAAATCTTTTTATTCCTAAAACTGCCAAACTTATACATGCTATTAATAAAAGGTTTGATATAATTTGGAGAAACATTGATGATTAAAATATGTACTGTATACTTCAAAGGCATGTATACACCAGATTATGTTGCTAACTTATATGATGGACTGAAAAGAAACAGTACAATACCTTTTCAATTTATTTGTTTAAGTGATGACCCTAACGTAAAGGCCGATGTAGTATTACCATATAATCATCATAGTACTATTGTAAAGCACTGGCACAAATTAAAATTTTTTAGTCCTTTATTTGGTGGTCAACAACCAGGCGATGAGATTGTTATAATGGATATAGATCAAGTTATTGTAGGTAATGTAGATGATCTTATAGGACATCCAGTTGGCGATGATGAGTTAGTATCATATGGTGTATTTTGGAATGAAAGATTACATACTAACAGATTAAAAGATAATAACATATTACCTTTGAATGGTGGTTTTTATAAATTTAAATCTGGCCAATTCAAGCATATATGGGATGATTTCGCACTTAATCCTGAATATTGGCAATTGCATTATTACAATGTAGGTAAAGTACACTTTAAATATTATGGCGAACAAAACTATGTTGATTGGAAAATATTTGAAAAGAAAAGTAAACTTACTAATACACCACAAGAATGGTTAGGTAAGTATACAGAAAACGGAAAAGATATGATAAATCTGAACAAGATGTATGCAAAAAAATTTGATACAGATTATATGTTGTTAGATGAACCAAATGAAAAATTAAAGATTGTACACTATACAGGTCCGAATCGTGTTATTCACGAACTAAAAGACAGCCCTTTGTATAGTAAGTGGATAAATAGGTAAATGGACGAGAAACAAAAAAAAGAATTTGAACAAAAGTTAAAGGATAAGAAACTATGGTTTTGTCCTTTACCTTTCACACATGTATTCTCTAGTTTAAGTGGTAGATTTGCACCTTGCTATGACGCACTAGCAAGAACTGGCCATAATATGGAAGATACTACAATAAGAGAATGGTATACTTCTGACTATCAAAACACTTTAAGAAAAGAAATGTTAAAAGAGGATTATAATGGTAAATTCTTTAAACATCATTGTACAGGTTGTTGGAAACAAGAATCAAAATATGGTCGTTCAGATAGACAAAAATATGTTGAACAAATATTAGCAGGTACATTTGATAGTAAAGTACCAGAGTTATTAAGAGCTGTTCAAAAATTTCAAGATGACGGTAAGTTAGATTTAGATGAAAGAATATTAGACATTAAAATGAAGATGTTTGGTAATGCTTGTAATCTAGATTGTTATATGTGTACACCAAGAAGTGCTAACACTAGAACTATATCTTTAAAAAAATTAAAGAAAGTATATGATCCTGATTTAGACCCTAAAGACGGTGATAGAATGAATACTTTAAAACATGATGATATAGAATATCTAGATGATATTGCCTCTGTAGCAAAATATACTAGATCAATCAAACTAATTGGTGGCGAACCTTTAGTTATGGTAAATCATT